ATCTTGGTTTCAAGCGCCTCAGCTTCCTCTCTGCTTATTCCCAAGAACTCATAATCAACACGAGGTTTCGGAATAAGACCCTCGCCAACGACGTTCGTTCTTGTTGAGTTTATGGCCGCCGCTCCGAGTGCCGAGTTCATGTAAAGGTCACGAGAACGCTCACGCAAGGTCTTGCGGTTCATCTCGATGTCTCGTTCGGGTGATCCCGAATCATAGCGCCACCTCTTTGTCGCAGGTCGGTTATGGCTTGCGCCTCCGTGAGAGTAACCGGAGTTCAACACCTCTTGGATCGTTGTGATACCGAGGCGGTTCTTCTCACTCTGCAAGCGAGCTGCCGAACGCCTTGCCCCTGCCGCAGGACTTATGGAGTTTACCATCTTGTCAATCCAGTTCATATCTCACCTCAATCGTAAAAATAAGCACGACCCACTCTGCGCTTGGTTGTTCCTCTGGTCTCAAGGGCGTTAAGGTCTGCCTCGAGTTTTTTTATCATCTCCTGCACATCATCAAGGTCTGCTCTTGTGAGTGACCTTGACCCGATCTTGTATTCCTTGGCGTTTAGGATTTTCTCTTCCGCCTCATAATATAACTCAAGCCGCATCTTTACTTTCTTAATGCGCTCGATCACTGTGGTTGATTGTTTCATAGGTCACTCCTTATCGTCCGACGCCTGCGCCTTGGTTGAGGTGTCGGCTCTTTTCGTTCCGTGTAGTTGATTCCTTTTTCAATTTTAACCTCTAACGCATCCCAGTCGGGATTGCGTAACATCATACAGGCTAAATTGTAATTGAATAAATCGAAAGGCTCGTTTGCCTTTCCGCGAGGTTTTTTCCATTCTGTTTTTAACTTTCCATTCTTCATGGTCGTTATTTTATGCTCGCAGGTTAGTCCGTCATAGTATGCGGCATCATACCCGCGCCCCTCGTCAGATGGAAAATGGCAATATCCCTCGCCCGGTGTCCGAATGTTAAGGTGGTTGATTATCATTTCCTTACCGGCATTGACACCGAGAATCTGTAAAGGTATCCTATCCCTCACGATCTTCTTGCCATCGGGTGTGAGTTCGGTCACATCCATCTTTGACCCCGAGTGGAGTAGTTGGATGCCCTCTTTATTTGCATAACCTTTGACCGGGTATAAGGTCATCCCTCGGTTAAGGAAATCGAGACAGTGGTTTGCGACCGCTATGGTGTGATCGCCACCAGTATCAATGGCAACCGCCGCCGCTCCGATCCGCGTGCCGTCTTTGTATTTCCACGTCCTGTGAAGATACTCCCACAGTTGATCCCACACGGCATTCTGTTCAATGTCTCCATAAATCTCGGTCTTGTATAACCCCCAGGTCTCGAACTCTCTTGCCCATCCTCTGAACTCGACCTCGAATCTGTCGTGCTGAACGTCCACCGCCGCCGTGACCATAATTACACCATCAGGAACTTCGCATCCGTATTCCTCGGCACGAGAGGATATGTCATCGGCTGACTGGCCTTTAGAATCCACTCTTGTGTCATCCCATACCTCACCAAGTTTCAGATTGTAAAAGGTCTGCAGGTCGGTTGTGTCGTGAAACTTTTGAGCCTTGTGTACCGCGTCTCTGAATATGTCAATCAGTTCCTGCCATTCTACCCAGGGAGAGCCGAGAGCATTTAAGTGAAAACTCCTGCAGGCTTTCGCGTCGGGGTTTCCGACTATCCATCTGTGGTTTGATTCTTTCCAAAAACGCTCCTCGGTGACCTCTCCACAGTCGACACATTTCATCCCGACCTTTTCAAAGTCTACCCGATTCCAGTCGTATGGTTGGAACGTTCCACAACAAGGACACTGGACACACCATTCTTCCTGTGTGCCTTTTTCATATTCGGACTGTATTTTAGAATCCGTCACCGTTGTCGGTGTGGATGTCTTGACAAACTTTTTATTCCAAAACGATGTCGCACGTTCCTCGGCGAGTTTCACCGGGTTTCCCTCTTCCCCCGCAGAATCGGGGAATCTATCAATCTCATCCATCCATACCACCCTTATAGGGAATGATGCGAGCGACGCAGGGGAGTTTGCTCCGGAGAGGACCATATATCCACCGGCATACTCCTTATAAAGGATCGTGTTGTCCGAATCCCTTGATTTATCAGAAATCTTCTCGCGTAGTACATCCACATCCTGGATGGTTTTCGCGAGTCGGGATTTACTGAACTTTTGGATCGTGTCTATCGTCGGCATGACCATCATCTGTGTGGACGGCTCATAATCGACATAATATCCAATGCCTGCCGTGATGATTAAGGTCTTTCCGACCTGCGCTGACGACTTAACGACCACCGACTGAATGAGCGGGTCTGATATAGCGTCCATTATGTCTTTCTGATAAGGAGCCGTGTCACAGGAATACTTGCCACTCACACTTGATCCGCTTGGGAGTACAAGGTTTTTCTCTGCCCACTCGGACACCGTCATCGGGTCTTTTATCTCCCACAGACTGCATAGGATTTTGTCTAATCGCTCATCCCATTCCTGACCTGTCATTCCTCATCACCTTCACCCACCTCTGTTCTATACTCGTCGGGGTCATAGTTGTATAACTCCGTGAGTGCTTTTTCAATCTCGTCTTTCATAATAGAAGAGATTTCAAGTTTTTTCTTTCCCTCGAGTTTAGGAGCGACCTTGTTTGGCATCGCAAGGAGTTTCGACTTGCATTTCAGAATGTGGTTGGCATATCTAAAATGAACTCGCTCGATGTCGACGAGGTTTCCTTTCATTTCCTCGAGTTTCATCTGATCGATCTCGTTTTTCGTGTGCTCGTGTTTGGCACGCTCGATGTCGATGTGTTGAATGCCCTCGTCAGTGATCTCCGGCATAACGGGTTGTTTCCTCTGTGCCTTTTCCTGCAGATAAAGGATATATGAATGCACCGCAGGGAGTAGATCATATCTGCGCTGCGCTTTCTTTCCGGTCTCGACTTTCACGAGTTCCGGAGTTAAAATCCCATCGGCAGTCAGTTGTTGAATGCGTCTGTCAGTTAGTCCGAACAGTTTCGCAAGCTCTTTCGTGCCGACGAGGTTTTTCCCGTCTGTCTTTTTTGTTGCCATTTACTCACCCACATTTTTGTATAAGCACTCGAAATTGACCGAGTTGTTTCCGCTCCCAAGCGTCGAGCGTAACTGTGACGCCCACACGAGAACGAATCGTTTGTCATAGATCGGATAATTCGAAAAGTACACATCAAAGTCTCTGCTCGCTACCCAATCGAAAAACTTGTCATAATCAAAGGCGTCGACATATTCAGCCGTGCCGATGTACGGAGGGTCACAGTAAACGACATCTCCGTCCTGGTATTCATAATCATCATACGAAAGTCCGTGCCCGAATTCTAACTGTTGCAGACGCTCCAACCGAGATAGTTCTTCTAACTGTTGCAGACGCTCCAACCGAGATAGTTCTTCTAACTGTTGCAGACACTCCAACCGAGATAGTTCTTCTAACTGTTGCAGACACTCCAGTTGATTCATGTGTTGGAGTTTTCCATTGATGCTTTTACCGGTGCTTTTGATGTGCCTCGTGAATTGCATCCGTCTCGTGCGGATATCCTTTGCGGTCACCGCTTTTGTGATACCTTTCGCGATCTTCTCAAGCTCTGGACTCCATTTGCCGAACACCACGAAATCGTGTGCAACGTGTTTTATGTGTTCGATGTCCTTTCCATATAAATAGGCCGTTCCTTTGTTACCGAACGACCATATCTGCCTTATATAAGCGTTGTCCTTGTATTCACGATTGAATCTTTCTCTCGTGATGAACTCAGGCTTGAATACTGAATAGTTGTACTTGCCATTGTAGGCATCCTCAACCAGGTGCGTCACGCCTGCGTTAAAATCTCTGTACCACACGCGCTCATACTTGCCCGAGAGTATAGCCGCGTGGCTCATAGCGAACCCTCCACCGAATAGGTCGACAAACCTTTTTCCACTCGGCAGGCGTTTCAATATAGCAGGAGCAATCTTTGACTTACTTCCCATGTAGGGGATTCCATAGTTCTTCATAATACCTCAAACTCGAATCCACACTGCGGGCATTGACAGAGTTTATTATTCTTCGGCTCCTTGGCTTCCTGTTCATTAAAGAACTGGTCATCGGAGATATCTATGTCTCCGAGCATCGCCTTGATTTCATTCTCATCGAATCCGGTCACGAGCGTGTCCAAGTCGGAGAGGTCTATCTCTCCAATGACTAATGCAAGTTTCTCCGGGTCCCACTCTCCGTCGATTTTGTTGAGAGCAACATTGAGTGCTTTCTCTTCTGTCTTATTGAGGTCGACTAACACGACCGACACCGATTCATATCCGAGGTCTTTCAGGACTTTGTATCTCTGATGACCGCCGATGATCGTGCCGTCCTTGTTTGCTATTATCGGATCAGCATATCCGAATGTCTCAATGCTCCTCTTGATAGCCTCATAGTCTGCCCCCCCGGTTGCAGTTCAACGCGAGGGTTGTACTCTGCCGGCTTTAACCAGTCGAGAGGCTTCTCCTTCATGTTCAGTTTTCCATCCATACCCACACACTCCTTTGTGACGAAACGAAGCGGCATATTTTTTGGTCGATACCTACACACCGTTTGGGGTCTTCAGCGC